CTATTTATTTTTCAGTTCACGTACATCGCCTTCGACATTGTCTAAGCGTTCGTTGATAACTTTATGCTCGCTTCTGCTAGTAATTAAGTCTTCACGCAGTGTATTTCGCGAATCAAACAGCCGTTCAATTCGCTGGCTGCTATCCTTCATACTTTGAGCAATGTCTTGCAGCCGATCTGTGAAGGGCTTCATGACAACCATCAAAGCCGCATAGATACCCGCGACTACAGCCAGAGCTAACGTGATTAATTCGATCCAACGATCAAAGGTCATTACTTACCACCCGACTTTCTGATCAGCTTCACGTAGTCCTTATTAGCTGAGATGTACCCAACATCAGTCTTAATCCGGTACACCTTGCCATACTTGACAGCCTTACCGTAGATTGTACTTCCCTTGGTGAAATGTACTCTGCGCCTATTAGCCTTGTCTAGGGCTGGCTTACCATAAACGTTAACCTCACTGGTAATCACCTCGTACAAGCCGTTATCAGCCCAGTATGAGGCTTTCTTAGGCGTTGCCTTGGTAACCTTACCTGAAAGCTTGCCATCGAAGTCATAACTGCAATCTACCCCATGCCAGTTGTCGGTATATTGCCAAGCGTTGGCATTAGCTACCCCCGGTTGACTGACACCATAAGCCGCCACCCAGATTGCCTTATTTACCAGTTGGGACCGATTAATCCGACCAGCATTGAACCAGCTACCTGAGCCGTACGTAATCACATTCTTGTACCCGTGACTAATCAGGTACCGAAGGAATACATTAACTTGGCTGGTCGTGGAATATGGTAAGTCTGGTGCTTCAACATCAATTGCAAGTACCGTGGACTTATCTAATCCCATCTTCTTCACCCATGATAGAAAGTATTGAGCTTCAGCCGTTCCTCGTCCATGGAAGAAATGGTAAACCCCAACGGTATCAAACACTTTGAAGCCATTAGTAATCTGGGTACCAGCCTTGGGACTGAGATAACCAGTACCTTCAGTTAACTTGACCATAATACCATCAGTACCCAACTTTTTGAGTTGCTTCATGTAGGATAAGGAATCGGCTTGGTATGATGACAAGTCAACAATCTTTTTAGTCATTGTCGTCAGTCCCTTCTGATGGGGTCATGACCTCCGTTGGTGCCGGGGTAACTACTGGGGCATGATTATCCCCACCGGCTACCTTGTAAGCTTGGTAAGCCTTCTCAACCAGTCCTGAGATAGTTTGAACATCTAAGTCGAATCCATTGGCTGTCAATTGAGCATTAACGAAGCGGATTGCTTCCTTCTTCCGGTCAGACAGAGATAAACCAGCCATGACTGCCATTTCTGGAACAATGGTATTCGCCAAGTTTAATCCCACTTCTAAGCCTTGTTTAACGTGGGTGTTCTTCTCCGTCTGTACCTTGTGAGTTAAGAGTGGCTTTACCAGCTTGTACACGGCGGGAATTAACACCATTAAGAAGGCGAATACTCCCGCATTACTAAGCCAATTGAATACATCTGTAATTTCTTTGAACATTTTTTATCCTCCAATTTTGGACAAATTAAAAGCACTGACTAACCGGCTGAGTGACTGCTAGTTAGTGGTGCTTGTGGTCGTTGCTTGCGTTGTTGGTGCTACATATGCTTCGCCGGTGATAGCCTTGTAATCATCAGCAGTAATCCCATCTGGTAATCCCACAACTGTTGCTAACGTTTCTTTGGTAATTGTCTTCCAATCTTGATATGCCCACGTATAAATTTGAACCATATTATTTCGTCCCCTTTTCTGATTGACTGAGTGCAAGTTCTGTAATTGACTTCTGTAACTGGTTGATACTGGTTGCGGATACCGTCTGTTGCTGTGCTAAAGCCGTTGCCGACTGTACCGCTTGCTGACTAGTTTCCAACACGCTGGAGTACTTGGTATTCAACTCATCAAGGGATAAGTCTGGAAGGTTACCCGGATTGAGTACCACCTTTTTATCAGTGTCATACCGGAATTTGTCGGAATGCTGAGCAAACTGAGTAATCCATGAATCGAGTATGAATACCTTTGTGTACCCGTCTGCTTCTGTATTTTGGTAAGCTGTGATGAAACCATCTTTGTCATAAGTGATGTAAATAAACATGTAATCGTCCTTTCTAAACTAATTCCTTGTCTGGAAATTGGTTATCTGAATCTGGTTTTACGTAATAAGTTGGCATTATAACTTCTACTTCACATATTCATTGAAATAGTTATTTAAATATCACTCTCAAAAAAGGACTATTTAAATCAGTCCCGACACTTATTATTGGGTTTTCTGAATACAGTATCGTATTGTTATACTTCCAATCAAATAATATCTTTGTTCCTGATATGGACACGTCCCCAGCGACACCCGCCCCGGAATTCGCATGTGCAGGATATGCAATATTTCCCTTAACATCATTAGGGGAACTAATAATTCCAGATAAATCTAATAACTCTTTGGAGGAATCACTAGGACCAATACTTATACCCATGATTCCATATAACACCAAATCTACATATTTTTTCTCATTATTCTTTCTGTACATGCAGGTATATGCAGATAGAGCTTCACTTTTTCCCGTTATTGTATGCCAAGACGCATCTTCAACACTTTTCAAGTCAGCCGCGGTTGCGACATCGACACCTCCTGACTTCAAGCCTGCTGGAAAGTTCGTTTGCTGAGATGTTCGTGCAACATCGTTTGGGACACCGTCTTTAGTGATGTACGGATTGCCTGTTGCCTTATCAATTGGTGCAACGTCAAAAGTATTTTTACCCGTAAACTCTTGGTCTGAACCCGTTCGTGCCAGGTCACTTGGCAAACTGTTTGCAAGAAGCAACGGATTATTGTTGACAGTTGGAACAGTGTCAAAATTGTTTGCTCCAGATAGGTGGGCTACTTTGCTATCATCAGCCGGCGTGTAACCAATTTTATCTTGTTTGGCGTTAACTTCTTCAATTCCCGCTACATCACTAGCTGGTTTACGCATATCTGAAACGTTAACTTTATCTTCTGGAGCTGGTGCCCAATCAGTAGCTATTGAACCTTGTTCTAATTTAGGCCCTGCAAATTGCACATATCCATCAGATAAAGTCGTTGCATTTTCAAACGCTAATTTACCACTAATCTTAGTTGGAAATGAAGCAATATTAACAACTGCGGAAATTCTTGTCCATCCAGAATTAGGTGGTAATGTAGCCCAAATACGGTTAATGGGAGCATTGAATACAGCTCCTAAATCAAGTAAAGAAATTTCATATAATCCAATGTTAGCAGATGTTGTAGGGGAAGTATTTCTTACATACTCACTCATGACATAGTTTGTATTAGTTTTAATTTTCGGAGCTAGATAAGACCAATATATTCCTACTCCATTCCACAGATAAGGTGTTTGAAAAATGTTTAATCCCAAATAGGTGTCAGATATATTCGATGGGGTGTCAAGGCAACCTGTTGAATCATTTAATTGGGCTGTGTTAATCAACAGGTTTCGTCCACCAATAGTATCTGATAACTTATTGAACGGCTGTACTTTAATTCCATTAAGCTGTTCAGTACCATTTTTGTTATCAGTAACTTTAGTGCTCAATCCATTGTTTAAATCAGTAACAGTAGTGTAGTTACTTAAATCTGGACTTACACTTCCGCAATTTTTCCATGATCCAGCATCCCAAACATATAAATCTGTACCAACAAAATAACAATATCCTTCTTGATTTCCAGTAGTCGGAAGTTGTGAAGCATTATTGACTGAACCTTTGACAACCAATCCAGAACCAACAGGCCCTTGTGGGCCAATTGGTCCAGTAGCACCAGTATCACCTTTTGGACCTTGTGGACCCGTTGCACCAGTATCACCTTTTGGCCCTTGAATACCTTGAGGCCCTTGTAATGATCCGCAATCTTTCCATGCACCATTAGTCCAAACATATAATTCATCACCAACTAAATAACCATCGCCTTCGCTGGCCGTGGCTGGAAGCTGGGAAGTAGTGTCAACCTTGCCTTTAATCTCTAGTCCTTGTCCGGTATCACCTTTTGGACCTTGCAATGTGGCGACTTTGTTAGTTAAGTCAGTCTTAAGCTGGTCGAATTCCTGTTGAAAATCATCCAAACTCATAACCGGGATAACATCACCAGAGTCGCTCATAACATTTTCAGTAATGGTGAATCCTTGTGGATCATCACTTGGGAAGATGGCGTTGTAAGTGGTCGTATCAGTCGTTGAGGTAGTGGTATTCGTGGTTGCACCATCAGTTAATCCTTCTTGACTACCCGGGGTAATCAGACTGGATAAGGTCACCCAAACTTCGATTGTGTAATCATCGGGGACTAAGGCATTCATGACCTCAGCATCCACCGGCATGGTAATCAGGCCAGCCAATGGTTGCTTAATTGTAGCAATATCAATCGGCTTATCGAATACATACCCGGTATCATTGGCAACTTTGACATCAATGGCCGTAGCATTAGTTAGGTCGAATGCTGAACCGTCTTGGGTAATCGCCAAGTTGAAACTGGCTGTAGTATCGAGGTATTTAACTTCGTTGTTACCGTCAGTGAAGTACAGTTCTTTACTCACTTGCACCGCCTCCTAGGGCATTCGTGGCTTCAGTTTTCAACCTAGTTAGTACCAGTTGTTTGAAACCAGCCCACATATCTTCCTTGGTGGACCCAGAGAAGGCTGTAGAAGCTTCCTCAGACGTTGCATCGAAGTTACCATAGGCTTGGTGATTGGTACCACTGAAAACCACCGTGTAGACAACGTGAGTGGTGTTATCGCTGTTCTGCTTGACATCTAAACTTGTAATCATTGAGCATTCTTCCTTTCTAATTGAGTTATCCGGTAGCTGAGTTCATCTATTCGCTGGTTGGACTTCTTTAATGCCGCCAGCAGAATTGAAATGGTATTGGACTCGTTTAAGAAGTAATCTCCATTCTCATCAGTGCTGATCATATCGTTGGCGATACTTGCAGACTTTTTACCAACCTCATTAACGTCATCAATAATTGGGCCAATATGCTGGGAATCAGCGGAGTTATCGGAATCCTTGTACTTCCACTTTTTAACATCGGTGTTCATGACAGCAGACAAGGCTTCATCTAGGGAATACTCAGTAACATCTCGCTTAGCAGATAAGGCAGACTTCAATAGAGTTTTTCCCGAGTAGACGTCCTTAGCATGTATATCACCGGTGTGTACTTCTGCACCACTACCACCAGAACTTCCGTCTCCCTGTTCAAAATAAATAACTCCATTAGTAACACCAAAAACAGAACCAGCGCTCATCGTCATACTATTGGTAGATATTCTTTTGGAACCTGTATATATACCATCAGCGCCAATCATAACAGTTGGATTAGCCCTTGTCCCACCAATATCAATAAGTCCCGGCATTACCCACGTGCCTGTATTTTGTGCAGTATCTACTGTATGGAATCCGTTGTAATCTAACCAATATTCATCAGTTCCGCTTGATAAATGGATAGTTGATCCAGTTATGGACCCACCAATAATCGTTGCTGACTCAAGCGTTCCGGCGGTAACGTGCCCTAAATCAGCTGTTAAGGCCGACAACTGCTTAACGCTTAGTGCCTGCTGGTCCCACTTTTTGGCCTTCCATTCACCACTGGTATAGATATACATAGCCGAGGCAACATCATTGTTAATAACCGTCCACATATCACCTTCGTTGTGCTCCTTACCATCATCAAATGGGGTGCTGGTTGAGACTGTCGTTTTACCATCCATGGTGGCTACCGTATTCTTCATCTTTTCGGCTAAATCACTGGCGCTATCTGAGGCAATTTGGGCTAACTTAGTTGCCTCGTTAATATCAACGGAACCTGTTGCGATAATCATCCTTCGACCACCTCCTGAAATGTTGAACCGTCATCAATATTAAAATCAGAATCGTCATCACTGGCGCTATCTGAATCGTCATTATCGTCAGGGATTACCACTGGTTCTTCTACTTCTGAGTTTTCTCCCTCATCTTCGGCTGGGTAACTGACGGATAAGTCCTTGCTATCATCACGGATACCAATTGGGATTGACCATAATCCAGAATGACTAATCATAACGTTATGAGCGGCATCTCGGTACTCGCTGACGTTGAATCCAATCATTAGCTGATCATGAGCTAAGTCAGGGTATACCCCTTCTGGTTCAAAGTGACCACCATATTCAATTGGTACAGTCAGCTGAATATCCTGACTGGGTTCAATCTGATAATTAAAAATGACTGACTGGGTAATGAGATTGATACACATTACTAGTCGGTCATCCTTGTTGTTTACGTCCCCTGCTGTAAAGAAGGCGTATGGATATGCAATTGAATTAGCTTGGATGGTATTATACTTTCCATTATTGGTTACCCCACTTGGTACAGGGTCCCAGCCGAAGTCCTGCAATTTGAAGCGAATAATCGGGGAGTAATTGCCAGCTTTTAAGTCGGAGATTTTAATTACTTCTACGGTACCGTCCATCTGACTCCCAATCCATAATCCATTGGTTAAATCAACGTTAGGTCGTACATAAGTCTCAATCTCGCACCACTTAGTTACGGTGCTGGAATCGCTATTAATCACGGCATGAGGGGTGTATGGGAAGGTTGCCAGCCAATTCTTTCCACCACTTAAATCCTTAATCTGTGAGTAGATAAGATTGTTTGCTTCATCATATCCAAAGGAAGCACCATGCTGACCACCTTGTACAATCATGGAATCAATTAGTATCCCCTTAGCACTCCAATGTAAGAACTGGCAATCGGACTGGTTGGACTTATTTTGTTTTCCTTTGTACGCATAGCTGGCAAGTACCTCGCCGTTGCTCATAACGTACGAGAATTGCAATGCCCCAACGTGATTGTTGCCAAACTCATCAGGGTTACCATCGGTAGTCTCCCACAACTTTTTGAAGGTACCATCAGCGTTAGTACCAGTGTCTATCCACATTTCAGACTCGTCCTTAACAAAGGCGTCATCAATTGATACCACTAAGCTACCGACAAATGGGGGAGTAATGGTGACTTCATAGCCATCTTTTGAGTGCTGACTCTCCCAATTCAAATTATGGGTACCGTCTTGCTGAATATACTCCCAATTAAACGCCGCGGCTGATAAGAAGGAGGTAACATTCTCACCTTCTATGAATAACCTTGCGATTACCCTTTTACTGGTGTCAGTATTCGTCCATGATTGACCCAGCGGGGTTATTAGGCTGATACTAGCAGCATTTTGGTTCTTTTTGGCATCTTCAAACAGCTTTTTTACGTGGTCATTCCACCGCTGTTCCATGTTTTTGATGAAATTGGGAGTAACAACTGTAACCGTACTGAATTCCCCAATGACTACTTTATTCTGAGTTGGGTCACTCTCACTGGTCGTCCGTTGAATTACTCTGGCTTGCAAAGTTAATACTGGGGTCATAGTCAGGTCGATTACCTTAATGGTATCGCCTAATTGCGCGTCAAAATCGCTGGTTACATCAACGGAATAATTAACTCGTGGGTGGTTATACAGTCGTAACGTCTTCAATCCCAACGATAGTAAGGCATCGGGTTCACTTACCGTAGAACTGGTAATACTACCTTCCAGCCAAGTGTTGGCATCATTGTTGTACAGGGCGTTAGCAGAGGCATCAGTGACAAAATTACGACCACCGTTACCTTTAGCGGTACTGATTGAAGCACCACCGGAACCATAGACATACAACTTAGTAATCAAGGTAGTATCAACCGTTTCCCGTTTAATGGACAGCATGTTGTCACCGTAAGTGATACGTCTACCAGTATTCTGACCGCGTTGGTCGGATAATTCCAAAATGGTATCAACCACAATCCCAGAACTATCTAATTTTACGTACCCATCAGCCTCACAATCGTAGGTCGTCAGAATCGTCTGAAGTAAAGTTTGAGAAGATGACTCCCCATCAATGGAAAAATCTGAAAGAAGTCCAGAAGTTGCATTATCAACCAGGGTTATCCCAGTACCCGCAATAATCCAGTGCATAGCGGCTGGTAATGAGCACTCTTTAATCTCTTTCTTAGTAGGAATTGTCTTACCCAGTCGCCAGATTAAGAGGTTAATGGCATCGGCTGAGATAAGGTTAGTCCCAGAGGTGTTATCCATGGTCTCATCAACGGTATATATTCGGTATACTCTCCAGCGGTCATTCGCTTGGTCGTAAGCCGCTAAGTGATTGCCTACTTTCAGGTATTGAGCCGCTGGACTATCTGCCACCATGGTGAGACCGGTAAAGGTATCATTCCATGACTTGCTGTTAGCGTTTGGGTCAGAGGTATTAGCTAGACTGGCTTCGGCAATGCTGTCGTTTGAAGAATTATCATCGGCAAGCTGTTGCTGAATGGTCTCTCCCCAGAAGATATTTGTATCAGTCGCCTCATCTAGGGTGGCGACCCGTTTGAGGTTCTTATCAAGAATGACGTACACACGTCTTAACTCCTTCCTTATTTGATGGCTGGCTTGTATTCCAAAGTTATTTCTGAGTTGGCTGGGTCAGGAGTGAAGTGCATCTCTTGGCTGACATCACCTTCAATTGACGGGAAGGTAGATAGCCATGAGACATACTTATCAACACTTCTACCAGCAACCGTGACTGAATTATCAGCGGAATCAATGATGATTTCTTCGCCTGCATGAGCAATCACATGAGGAATATCATCGGGGTCATCGCTACCATCAGAAGTGTATATTTTGAGGTCGGTTAGCGTTTCAAAGTCAGAGTAATATCCAACTTTTGGACTGACTAAATCTTCCTTGATATCATGCTTCATAAAGGTTGCGGCAACATTAGCCAAGGCAAATCCAAACTTGCCTGACTTATCTAACTTCTCAGTGTGAATGTGAACTTTACCCTCAGTGTTAACCGAGTATGCTACCCCAGTCTTAGGATTGAACTCGTTAATCTCAGCCACCCAGTTGTCATACACCTTGCCGCCAATGGTCTTCTTTTGACGTTCAAGTGAGAACTCACCGAAGAAGTTTGAGTAAGCGTCCTTGTTCATATATGTGGTCTCCATGACATAAGTCTTAATGGTTTTGGACTTAGTCCTAACCTTTGGCTTAGAAACCCTAGTAGACTTCCGCTTACCACCAGACTTCTTCTTGGTAACCTTCTTAGTTGCCTTCTTTTTCTTTTTCTTCTTAGCTTTGGCCTTGAAGGCTTCCCGCTTAATGGTGGCTTGATACATTCTGGCCGATTTAGCTTTGGACTTAGCCTTGGACTTAGTCTTAACCTTCACGGTCTTGGTTAAATGGACCCGTACATCATGATGGTTTTTACCATTATTCTTACGGCCACCCTCGTTGTACAAAAGGGTTAGGTAATTGCCTTTATCATCCGTTGCGTTAAAAGAACTCCCCAGTTGAATGTAACCACGAGGGTACCGGCCTTGTGCATAATCAGTAATCCCCATTCGTCCACATACATTGCCATTAGAATCCAGCAGATAGCCTTCAGCCTTACCCATGGCCCGTTCATTTTTCATCCGTTTGATATGGTGAAATCGCATGGACACTTTCCAATAATTGCTAATCTTGGGGATACCTTGGTGGATAATAACGGGACCGTAAAAGTCTTTGTGCTTGCCAGTTGTACCCCAGTTGTAATGGCCCTTTGAATCCTTGGCGACCATTAATGCTGAGGCTGTAGCCGTTGCTTTACCATCATTCTCACCACGATATACCTTAATTTCTTGGGTATCCTGACCAGCTTGAAACCATGTACTCATTGAGTTGCAAGGGTCGTGTACCTGTAATTCTTGGTGAGGTGTTAAGCTAGTGATATGACCGTTAGCATCAGTAACCGTTGAACCATCGTCAACATGGTAACCAACTGCTACATATTGGTCTCCCAAGGTGTAACCAAAGTAGTACAAGTCAGTCTTGGGAATGATGTGAATAACTGGTTGAACAGCAGTGTTACCGGCTGGGCTGATAATCTGTTCATTACTGGTGATCTTAATATCACGTTGAGGTAAGAACCCCCGTGGATCAGCCAGCATGAAGGTTAACGTAGTGGTACAATCCTGAACCCCATCGTTGATAAAGGTTGGGGTAGGAATGGCGGTAAAGTGACCATAATAGACCACATCTGGCTGGTCATTGAACCGTAATGGATATTGAGTATCGGCGTCATCATGAGTGTTAATGAGGGCTTTAGATAGGTTATCCATCTTACGGTTGTACTCATCACGGCTGCTAGCCATGATTGTAATAGGAATATCAATTTCTTTTTCTCCGTATGAATTCCCTAAAAAAACGCCCCCGTATCTACCAGGGACGTCTTGGAAGGATTCAGTGATGGTGGGAGCAATCGGCTTTGAAACATGGTTAACTAGAATTTCTAAGTCTTTGAAACTGTTAAACCCATCCGAACCATCTTCAGAAAACGCATAATCAAATGTATCTACCATGGCTGTTCTACTGAATACCATTTACATATCCCCTTCCTAGATTTTTGCTTAGACTCTTTTTCGTTTTTACTTGGTTATATCCACTGTAGATATCGTTAGCAGATACGACAGCCGGTGTTGGGTTCTGTTGACCAACAAGCAAGCTTTGCATAAGTCCAATGACTTGATCTAACTTATCCATCAACTTGTCTGAGTTCTTGTTGCCGTTACTGGGTTGGACCTCTAAGTGATCTCGCTTAGCCATAATAGCCGCCGTTTTACCCAAAAGCTCATAGCCTCTTGAAGACTTTAGCTTAGACAGTGGAATGACCATCTCCGGCATGTTTCCTTCGGAAATATGGGCCAACTTTTCTCTTTGGCTTAATCCGCCGTTGGCATACCAATGGTGAGATTGCCAGAACTTGTAAGCACCATTAATTCCGCCATACTTTTTGACATAGCCCTTCATCCATTTTAGCTGGGTGATGGGGTTAGTTCGCCAATCCGATCCAGCGCTTGCCATCTTGTTAGCTGGCAAGGACTGGGGCAAGCCATAAGCACCACTGGAATTACGAGCTTTTGGGTTCCACCCAGACTCATGACTCACAATATAGTTGTACATGCCAAACTGGCTTTCTGGAATCCCTGCTTGCTTCAACCAGTGCTTGTGGCTCCCAGTTGGTGCGGGACTATCCCCACTACCAGAACTATCGGCTGCCTCGGTTAAAGGCTCCAAAAACTTCTTAACCCAAGACAGAACACCGGAACCTTTGAGTTGCTTCGTGGCAAACTTGGCAAGCCCACTGGTGATCTTTTTTGCTGCCTTGTTACCATAACTGCCGTGAAGTTTAGTGACATCCAACCAGCCCTTAGTGGACGAACCACCATGATCCCACAGTCCCTCTGTAGTTGCTCCAATATGCACGTGAGTACCACTAGGGCCTAGCTTAGCGATGGCTTGCCCACGTTTGACATGGTCGCCTGCATGCACAAGCAGGTCTGCACCGTGAGCGTTCTTACCATTTAATTCTTGGTAAATCAGGCGCAAGCGCCCACCCTTAGTACCGATAACTTCACCGACACCATTATTGCCTAACCAACGGCCCGGCCCGGCCTCTGTAACCACAGCGTCTTCTAACGCGTGAACAACTTTACCGCCAGAGAAATCGACACCATCATGAACAGCCATACCACCACTAGTGGCACCTCGATATCCGAACCCGGACGTGATATGCCACCCGGAGCCGGGCGTGTGTGCTACAGGGCCACCACCGCCACTGGCACTGGCAGCGTCATTAATCACATTCCACGCCGCTGACCACCATTTTTGGCCTTGATTCTTGATCTTATGATTGGCAATGTGCGCATATCCCTTTGCAACACCACCTTTTAGACCGCTAAAGTCTGGATTAAAGGTTGAGTTAAAACTCTTAGTAGCATTACTAGTAAAACCTGTAATGGCTTTTAGTTTGTCTTTCAAGGAACCAAACGCATTTTTAAAGAAGCTGCCAACCTTGCCTACTGACTTAAACAGACCACTAAGGAAACCTGTTCCGGAAGCGAAATGCATTAGCCCAAGTTGACCCATTAGCTTAGTTTCTGAGGCATTAAGTACCTCTGCACCGGGTTCCAACACCTTCATGGTGTTACTGCCATGGATTAATTCTGCAGCTCCATTTGGGTGCAAAACTGCCTCCTGGTTACCCGTTTCTGGTGAGTCATGCCCATCATTGAGAACAGCTAGCGTAGGCTTCGTGATTGTACGGCGTAGGCCACCCAACAAACCCGTACCAGTTGCATAGTATGAAGCTGTAATCGGAGCTAACGTATGAGTACCGCCATATTGTTTGAACACTTGGTTCTGCCCTTTAACAGCACCCTTGTTTAGCCCACCAATTAGCTTTCCAACCCAGTTGCCAACGGTCTTCCAGATACCATGCCAAGTTGAATAATAATTGTCTTTCGTTTTGCTATTATTTTTTTTGGTATTTTGATATTGATTGGCCGATTGCTTAGTAACACCTTTATTTTGCTTATGCGCATAATCAACCGTTTTATTATACTGATCATCAGCTTTTTTAACGGTATCGTGGCGTTGCTTTTCCGCAGCTGCAATGGCATGGTCACGTTGAGCGTGTGCATGTTTCTCAATTGCCGCCCGTTGTTTCTTAGCGTATCTAGAATTGCCCTTATATTCATCTTTGGCAGCCTTAACGGTTTCAGCATACTTCTTATAAGCAGCCCGAACAGAAGTTTTATACTGCTTGTTGGCGTTAGCAGAAACGGTTTTGCGCTCCTTATTAGAATCAATCAAGGCCTGTTCTAGTTGCTTTTTAGACAGCTTGCCTTTTTCTTTGGTCAGCTTTTTAATGATTGACTCTTGCTTATTAGCAGATAGCTTAATTTTTCCATCAAGTGTCGTATGAAGCCGTGCTTCCTTAGCAGTTACCGATGTGGCAAATTTAAGTTCCTGTTTTTGCAAAGCTTTCTTTTTCGCTACTTCGTCTTTGGCAACTTCCTTAGAGTTTTTGCCATACTTTTTCTGGTCAGCCAGGATCTTACGATTCCACTTTTCGGTAAGTGATTGACGTGACTGTGCATAATACTTTGAAATGGCATTACGATCTTTTTCAGACATGGAAGATAAGCGAGTCATTTTGGACTCACTTTTTTGAATGATAGCAAGACGCTTCTGATATTCGGATTTTGTAATGTCGCCATTCTTATACAGCAGCTTAAGATTCTTGGTATCTTGGTCAACTAATCCTTTATAATGGCTTTTTGCAGTCTTAGTTAGTTTGTCAAAAGCAGAACCATCAGATAGCTTAGGAACATGTATTTTTTGGAATGATAACCCTTTTTGAATAGCTTTACCTAACTTGCGACCGATGCCCTCACCGGCAAGTCCACCAAGACCAGCACCAATGGCCGTACCAATTCCGGGAGCAATCATTGTCCCAATAGCTGCACCAGCAGCCGTGCCACCAAGTGATCCGCCAGCTGCACCAACATGTGACCCAGCAGTTTTCTTAGTAGTGCCAATTAGATCGGTTCCGGCATTTAAAACGTCAAATAGGCCAACTGATCCAGCAAGCACTTTACCAGCTTTAGTAACGTTCCCGAGCTCACCGAATCCATGTAGTTTAGAAGTTAAGCGACTAAGCCCCTTAGTCTTGGAACCATATTTTTCAACACGAGTAAGCTCTTTTGCTTCCTTGCCAACGCCTGCGCCTGCTGATTCTGTCACGTCTTCAATAGCGTTCTCAGCTTTGGACACTTTGCCAGTGCCAGTGCTTCCACCAACGCTTGTATCAGCATTTTCTTGGCGGGCTCGGCTATTACGATTTAGCGCGGCTGTCTCTTCATCAATAGCAGCTTTTTCCTTTTTTAAGCCAAATATTTCAGCAGCTTTGCCAAAAATATCCTTAAATCCTTGAACGGTCCTCAGCCCTTTGTTGAAAGCCTTAAGCCCCTTACTAGCAACAAACCAAGTTGCGGCAAATTTAGCGAACGTGTCGGCATTACCACCGATCAGCTTAACAAATGGCTTCAATAGAAAATTGGCAATTTTTAACGAATCAATCAGCGTCTTAAAACCAATTCCGCCTAAGCTCTTAAGAGTTACCAATAAATCTTTGATTTCAGGAGCATTTTTGGCAATTGACTTTGAGGCATCAGTAACTCCCTTAGCTAACCCATTCATTGCCCTGTTCATGGCTTGAGGTGCTGACTTGATTCCAAATGCTTTAGCAAACGCTTTAGTAATGACATTAATACCAGAATTAGCGGCTTTGCCGACCTTAGTGAATTCCTTTTCCGTTCGTGGATCTGAAACCCATTTAGACACGCCTTCATAGATAGGATTCTTAGCATTGATGATTGGTTTCTCCATATCACCTAAAAGTGCAGGAATCCGTGCCTTAATTGTTCGCTGCATACCATACATGGTTTTCATCATATTGTCTGCAGCAGCCTTATATTTAACCAATCCTAAGTGTTCGAAAGTCTTTTCAAATTCATTACTATCAATCAAACCAGCCTTAGTCATTCCCGGCAGATCATCAACACTAACTTTCTTCATTAGCTCTGTGGTCTTTTTCTTCGTTTTAGGATCAGTAACGGGCATACCGTACTGAGACTGGCCTGTCTTTATTTCATGTGTCAATTGTTTGGCTAAAGCTTCCCGAAACATTGGGAAGTATTGGCTTGTTTGATTCAACAGTCCTTGTTGTACATAGCCCTTAGATAAACCATTAACCATGTCTTGCCGAACTGCTAATGATTGTTGCTTATTAATGCCTACAGCGTCAGCCATATTCAGCGATGCTAAGGTCATTTTGTCGGATTCCTTTTTATTGGAATGCAAGTGGTAGTACCCTTGTTCCAACTCATCAACTAAGTCAATATCTTGCCCAGTCTTGACAGAATCTTTATTGATCGTGCTGATCATGGATTTTGATTTAGCGATTGATCCTGTCAAAGTTTGCCAAGTGGCTCCCATCTTCTGCTGTTCTTTGTCAAATTCAGCACCAGCCTTAATAGCGCCAACAATAGTGCTCGTGACAGATTGCCAAGCGTTAATTAAACCATTGCTCAACAAATTAGCAGCAAAAACTTTTCCAAATAAATGGTTGGCCTTTTCCGTCTTCCTTGTAGCCCGATCAGTAGCCGTAATCATACGATTAAGTCCAGTCGGATGAAGTCTATTATCCTCTTTGCGAACATCGGCTAGCTCCGTCTTAGTGTGAGCCAGCTTAGTGCCTAGTTCATTGACCCGAATGGACTGCTTGCGGTACTCATCAGAGCTTTTTCCGCTAGCTTCCGCCACCTGATTAAGCCGTTGCTTTTCGATAGCCAGCTGTTTGTTCATGCCAGAATAAGATTCTTGTAGTCCCTTATGCTTAGCGGTAACTGCGTCAGCCGTACGCCCTTCGGCCTGTAGTCGTTCTACAAATGCTTTGCTGGCTTGCGTTGCCAATTGGGTACTACGTTGAACGTCAAGAACACCAGATTTAAAAAGTTCAGCAGATTTCTTAGCGCGTTCCTGTTGCGCCGACAAATTGCTAATCTCAGTTTTTGCTCGCTTAATCTGATTCTCATAGCGCACATAGGCCGAACGCCCCTTTTCGGTGTCCATATCTAGGCCCTTTTGCTGTTCACGTAGTTTCTTAATGACGGCTTCTTGACCGGAGATGGCCCGTTTCGCATCAGCCACTTTGCCGGCATAAGCCTTCATGGCATCACCGCCTGACTTTATTTCAGTAAAGTTAGACTTCATAGCCGTCTTTAATAGCTTGGCTTCGTTACGTATCTCCTTTAGGGAGCGTGTCATACCGCCGTCATCAAGATCGATGCCAAACTTATATCCCTGAATTTCTTCCACTATTGTTCCTCCTTTCCTACATGTTCCCTGGGGTGATTCCTAACCTCTTAAGCATTTCCATTGGGTCTTCTGGCCGTTCGTCAGGATCGCGGGCTTGAAGAATTTCTTGCATCCGATGGAAATTAGCATCGTCGAACTCATCAGGGGACATTCCCTTATTGATCATCAGTTGCTGCGCATAGTAATCAAAATCTTCAATTTGATTTTCTAACTCTCGGACGCGTTTTCGCCGTCTGATTTTGGGTCTGGTTCGTCCTCCTTGTCTGTATCTTCTGAATTTGGGTTAATGTCCGACAAAGCGTATTGCAAACGACCTGAAAGCTCGCCAATTTCATCATTTGTTAAATCCTCTAATCGATCTTGTTGCTTTTTATTAAGGCCTAAAGTGGTTGTCAAAAATTCTTCCGTCTTATCTAATAATTCGATTGCTTGATCATGTTCTTTTTGTAAATCATCAAACGTTTGTAGCTCTTTGCCTTCGCTTGAAAACGCTTTGGCTTGAATCAGTTGTAAGTTCCAAATCTTGCGCATATTACGATTGCTAGGCTTGATTTTTTTCGTTTCGTTTAGTCCGATTTCAGGAGCTGAAAATTCAATGTATTCAATCATAAATATTTCCTTTCATAATAAAAAAGCCGCCCCATTCGGTATTGTTAGCTTTCTTAGGCGACTACTAATTATTTACTTAGCATTAACAGTTACATGTTTTGAATCCGTGCTAACTGAATTAACCTTTGGCTGGACTACTCGCCGGTGTTACACCAAAAATTTCTTGATCAATAACACTTTGATCAAACCCTGTATCACCATCGTAGTAAATTTTGCCAACGTGATTGTCGTCATTAGCAAATGGCGTGAAGGTGAGTGCGTCGTTGACTCGTGTTTCGTTTTCGTTGTTAGTACCTAGTGATAAATCACCAGCGGTGACGTATCCGTCGTAGAATCCGAAGTGAATACCACCACCAGCAACTGTTTCTGAAACGATTTCTACCGCTACATCGACTGGGTGACCTTCAAGATCGTAACCACCTTTGCCATCAGCTTCCCGTCCCAAAATAGCTGCCAGCACATCATGAGCCAAGAAGTTAATTGTCAATGCAACACTTGGTTGAGCCTTACCGACTGAAATATCGGCAACAGAGTTGTTCCCCCAAATGCGGGTAACAGAAGGTGCCAGCCCGGATAGGGCCGCACTAGCAACACCACCATCTTTAGACGTCGTAACCTTGTAAATGCCATTAGCATCAGCACCTGGAATCCCAGAAGTTAACGCTTTGCCAGTCGTAGCATCTAATAACGCAAAGCGAGCATAGGAAACACCTACATACCCGCCGTCTTTTGCTTTTGCCATGTTAAATATCTCTCCTTTATTTTTTGTGATTGAATTTTAAAGTTGCCATCAATTGACCATCATCTGGGGTCAAAATATGACCATTATCGCTAAAACAGTAATAACGATCTGAACGCATTACTTGTTTTAACTGATTTTCTAAGTCGTCCATATCACCGACATAATCTTTCGGATAGTAAATTTGAACCTGAGCTTGCTGCTGTAGATAAGTAGCCTCATTGTCACCATATCCAGATTCATTGTTTGAGATTTCTGTAATTAAAAAGACGGGCTTATCGTCCGTCCAATCATTGGCTTTAATTCCGAATGTATGAATCTGGTCACTACTAACGTTTGGCAACTTTTCAATAGAGTTAACAATTACCTGACGAATCTCACTGGCTAACGTCACTGGATATGCACCTTCTTATCCATCGTTGCTTTTAACGAAGCAGCTACAGCCTTGCCAACTTCTCCTTTAGCTTCACGTTGCGTTGCTTCCCAAAAATGCTTTCCAGCTACCGGATCATAATTTGACTGCTTAGCACGGCCGCCTGGTGGCTTCGGAATCCAACCATCATTGATGATTCTAGCCACGTAACCCTTCATGCTTTTCTTAGTAAAACCAACATCGACCGACCCATTCGCATGTTCCACATTAATCAGGGAATCGCGCAGATGGGCTGTTTCTCCCTTACGCAAATTAAATCGATAAGGAACCTTGGGCTTCATAATTTGGGCGAATTTTTTTGCCCCAGCTTTGTTGGCTTGAAACCGTTCTTCACGCCCAAACCCATCTGCAAGATCGTCTAGCAAGTGGTCAAAAGATGTTTCATTGCTAATGTGACTAACCATGCTTGGTCACCACCCGATGGCACGTGATTAAATCAAAGCCCTCATTTTGTAATCCGTCATCTGCCGAGATACTGTCAATCTTGTACAGATCAGATCCGCGCTGAACTTGCAGCGTCTCGTTAACGGCCGGATTATGGCGAATAAAAAAGACCACCGCATTGGTGATCCCAGCTCCGGCTATGGTTAATTGCTGTTGCACATTCAACGACCACTGGCCCGCCCAACAGCTGAAATCTGCTGAAAATTGTTGAATTGGCGTGCCAGTATTCGGATTAACCTCGCCAGTATCAGCATCATGACCAAAGGCGATGCGGAACGTCATTCGTGAAGGATTAATTGCTTTGGTCATCAGTGATCGCCTCCATTTTCAGTTCATAGAGCCCTCTCAGTTGCCCAATGATCGAATCAACCGGCAGATTAATACTAATTGCCGTGGTCGGAACTAACGAACTCCGATAGTTATAGTAGGCTGAGGCCAATGCCATCACGGCGGTGTTAAATAAATCAACCACACTGGCATCTTCATAGAAACTATCTAATTCTGTGCCGATCGCCTGCTTGATATAACTTTCAGCCGTATTTAGGTAACCTTTTAGAAGTTCGTCATCAGCATCACCATCTAAGCGTAATGATAATTTCAAATCATCTAGTGTTGGCATTTAGCACTCTCCTTACTAATTATTACTTACCAGGTGTGGTTGTAGAACCTGCTGCAAAGTTCGCTGGTTGGTCAGCAATCGCCGCAAATGAACCAGCAACAAAAGCTTCGGTATCCGTTGGTTCCACATCAAACCGATCAATCACACGAATCTTAGTTTGATCAGTCTCAAAAGCACCGCCACCAATGTTGGTCGTCAGCAAGGACATGTTTTCCCGATCAAACAACGTCACAGCTTGTGATAGATCACCGTAATACAGTGGGTAAGCTGGTGCAGAAACCGTACCAGTGTTTGGCAACCACTTGTCGGCCACTTCAACAATGCGCTTCCCACGAATTAAATAGCTATCGGGTTGTGTTGGGTCTGGTTGCAATAAGTAACGGCCCATTGCGTCCTTAACTTCTGACAGCACATTAAACCCGGACGTATTCGTCATTAAGAATGAAGTAGACTTGATAGCTGGATCAACGGCCGTGTTGATCATTGTAATGATGTCATCAAACTTAGCTAAAGTCGGCTTCTTTGGCGCCTTGTTCATTACTTCAATGATCTTAGCGTTGCGAGTAACTACAACCTTCTTGGCAATCCATTGTGATAGCCAAGCCAAAATGTTGTCAGCTGTATCCTTTAGTAACGAATTAGTGGCAGTGGTAATACCAGCATACCGATGGATCGTGTATTTGATAATGGATAGCTTAGGATCATCATTATCACCAATGGTAGCCGTTTCATCATCTAAATCAGCTAAAGGAGTCACGTCAGTCCACTTTTCGTAAACTCGTGACCCAGTTTGAGTTGTAACGGCTTCTCGATTAACATACTGCTGCAATGAATCATATTGGCGAACCAACGTATTAATTGCTGTTTGAATATCTTGAGGAATAGTCAAACCAATTGCGTTGCCGGCTGCGTCAGTAGAAGAAGTTACCAAGTTCATAACTTTCGGGTCACCTTTAATCATGCCTTGGAAGTTCTTAATGAACTCAGCTTTGATGTCTTTTTCATTATCATCAAGTGGGGTCTTATTCTTATCATCCATATTGGCAATTTCTTTAGCCTTGCGTTCTTCTTCCAATTGTTCATGTAAAGCGTCACGCCGGGCAACCGCATTGTCACGTTCTTCAGTCATGTTTTCGAATTCTTCTTTGTTAAATTTATCATCTAAAACGGCAGCATTAAGCTTGTCATTCAGATCCGATACCTTTTGCCCTTGGGCAATCCAGGCATCGTTTAAGTTATTAATATTCGTAGCCATTAGTTGGCCTCCTCTTTATTTTTCCCCATCAAAATAGCCAACTTGCTTTGCATTAACTCATTAGCAGGTTGGCTTTCTTTAGGTTGCGTAGGTTGTGTAGGTCTGGTTTGTGACTTGGAAATCAGATTCATAAATTTGTTGATTGCCGCTTTGGAAGGAATCTCTGAAACTGAGTTGGTAAATTGAGGTTGCTTGTCATCGACAAACATAATCTCGTCAGCAAAGCCTTTATCCACTGCATCTTGTGCCGTCATCCAAGTCTCGTTAGCCATTAATTGCAGCACATCATCAGCGGCCATGCCAGTCTTAGCAACATACGCCGCAACAATAGACTTATCAATGCTATCTAGCACATTCGATTCATGTGATAAGTCGTCCGCGTTGCCTTGGACGCCTGACCATGCCTTATGAATCATAATTTGTGCTGTGGGTGAGATGGAGACTTTGTCCCCAGCCATAGCAATCACACTCGCAGCGCTGGCAGCTAATCCTTGAACATTAACCGTGACGTTTCCTTGATAATTTTTTAGCATCGTATAGATCTCGCTAGCAGCGAACACGTCGCCACCGTTAGACGCAATGTCAACTTCTACATCGTCATTAGGGCCCGCGCTATCTAGCACATCCGACACGCCGGCTGGTGATACAGCTGGCATACCAAAGAATTGATAGAACGCCGCTGTCTCATCATCAACTACGTTACCTTTAATCATTACCTTCTTCGTTATTTCCACCTCCTTCCACTGGGTGAATGGCTTCTGGCATATCTGCAGGGAAGTATCCCAATTGTTGCAGTACCCAGGTAGCCTGATTGTTAGCAATTGTACCGTCCTTAGCTAATCCAGATAGTGTCGTGGCAAAGGCATCGCCTAATGGGTCGATTGCCGGCCGTAAATTGGCGGTGATAGTCGCGTTCAGCTTGTTGTCCAACTCAGATACAATACATTGCATATAACGGTTGAGCGCATTGGCGTACATGCCTTTGATCTGGTCAATGCTGCTTTGCTGATCACCCTGGCCGTTTAAATAGCTATCCGGAATACCAAATACTTTGGCAATCTGCTTGCTGGTCCAATCAGTCTGGCTTAGAAGCTTAGTTACATCGGCCTTCATCTCGAGTGGCTTATATTCTTCCAGCTCATCAATTACAACTGGGCCGCCATTTGACGTATTGACCTGCCTCATAAAGTTACGTGATCGACTAGCTTTCATTTTTTCACTCAAAAGACCGCCATGCTGAATAGATAGCACACCAGGCGCACTTATCGAACGCGCTAAAGCAGCTAAGGTTAAGTCATTGGAAGCGTCCTTAATCTGTAACTCACTAGTTAATGCTTCTAAGGGACTGATACCCGTTTGCCCGCCATTAATACCAGTTAACCGAATGTGAATCATGTCACCCTGTGGTACGTATTGCCGTACACCTAATTGTGTTTCATCAAACGTCACGGTATAAGTTAGGCCACTTCCGTCTTCCAACAAGTACGTTTCAACCTGACTGGGCCGCAAGTATTCCCAACGCATATCTAAGCCGTTGCGATTGCGCCATCGGTACGCGAAACATTCGCCGCCTAGTAGTAGCTGGGCAAACATTGATTGCCAGAACGCATGACCATTAGCAGTGTTGCTGGGATTGTTCAGAATTCCTTGTGCTCGTGGCATATTGGAACTAAGCTGTACCGTCGCCAGATCACCGGATAATTGACTGACTACCGAATAAATATCGGAATTTTTTAACGCATCCGTTGCACTGACATAATCACGTTGACCATTGGGGTTTAAGAAATTAACAATGTCGCTATCTTCAACTGGCACACTTTGTACTTGGTTCTTAATCTCAGGTGGTCTAAAAACTGGCATTTTTAATCACCTCCTTCACTCTGGGACGTGTTAATCACTTCTGACAGCCAGCCAATTACAAAAAGTGTCACTGCTACTGCCATGACACCCCAAGGCTTGCCAAATAAAAATGCCCCGTAATCCGCCACAATCAAGGCACTTACGAAGCACATCAAGTCGAAATAGTGCCAAATCATGGCAAAAAAGCGTTTAAAAATCATCAGTATCATCTCCTAACAGCCCCGACTCTGGATTGTTAAACCATTCAAGAACTTGTTTTTCATTCATACGTTCCACTTGCTTATCAGGATTGTTCACATCTGAAAAGTCTTCAAAGTGATACATGGCTTGATACAAGGCATCAATCAGCGCATCAACCACATCAATTTTCAGTGTGGCCTTAGCCTTATCAACCTGAATGCCAATCTTATCTTCATAGATCTCTGCATTCAGTAGCGCCTTTTCCATAATTCGATCATCAAGTCTGTCAACTGACCCTTCAACAAACACCTTTTGTAAAAACTTGGTTGGGTCTTTCAGTTCACTGGTTCGTTGACGAATAGCTTCTAACGGCCAGCCAGAATTAAGTTCCAGTTGTTTAATAGCTGGTGTGGCGCCCCAAGCATCATAACCAAAAAAGACCACCTCTAACCGGTGACGATCCACAAAGTTAAGCAGCCACTGATAGACTTGTTCATCATTAATTAGCCCTTGTGGGTGGCTGCTGATCGTACAGAAACCCTTTTGAGCCAAATCACGATAGTTGATGCCATCTTGTTTTTCTTTGGCTTCAATCGATCCAGCCTTTTGCCACGGGATAAAACTATGCTGGTAAATAAACCAGCGTGGCTTGCCTGTAGCATCCTGATAGGGGAACACAAACGCCAAGGCGGTATTATCACTGAACATCGAGTAGTCAAATCCAATGTAGACTTGGCGATCATCGAAACTAAACGATGGCACAATGGCTTTTTCAACGTCAGGCAATTTGAGGAAGCTGTCCACTGATTGCTCTAGCCAAAGGTTAAGGTTCTTGTTTTGAAAATCATTAATTGTACCTGACAACGCGTCAGAATCACGCTTATCTGTCAGCCCGTTCATTAAGACTTCATACTGGCTTGGCAGATCAAGTAAGGGATTGCTTTTTACCCAGGTTTCCGGCTTAAACGTCTCGTCTAAGCTGTCTTGGGCCCAAATCAATCCTAAGTACGTATCAGCATCACGCAAGTAATCTTGTTCCATAGCTTGCTGAATCATGCGTTCATCATCATGGAATGGCACGGTTGGGTCGGGATAAGCCGTTGAAATTTGAACGAATTGCTTATTGCGTACCTTGACCTGCCCCGAAACAATTTTAGAAATCTTCTGCCGTGTTTTTACTTCACCAATTTCATCAAAAATAGCAGTTGTAAAGTGAAATGAGTCAGTCATATTGACCGGCTTCGTGACTGATTGCTCGCAGTTTGTTGTTGTTACTGCTCATAACAATTTGATCAGATTGAGACGACAATGTACGAGTATCTAATCCACTATCTTTAATTAGTGTTTTAAATGGTTCAATCGTTGCAATCTTAGCAAGCATTGACTTAATGTAGCCCAGAATCTTGCTCGTTTGCTTGTAATTAATTGATGAAACTAGATAGTCTTGGTTAGATAGTCCCAATGACTCAATTAAAAAACTATAAGCAGTGATAATCGCCATAAGCACAGTTTTCCCCTGGCCTCTGGAAACTGAAACAATAGCCCGTGAAAAACGCTTGCCGCCGTCATCATTACGCCAGCCAATTAGCATAGCCATAATGAATTCCTGCCACGGCATAAGCTTAGTTGGTTCGCCTGTATCAACGTTCGGACAGATAGAAGCAAATTTAAGCACTTGGTCTACTTTCTTAACCGAGTAAGCAAATGGAAATTCAACGCTGCCTTGCCGTTGTAAGTCTCGAATATGGCGGAAAGCCGCTAACTTAATCAAATAACCAGTAGTTACCTTCTGGTCTAAAACATCTAAGGCGTACTGAGTTCCTGCGTCTGTGTATTCGTCACGAATACTTTTAACATCAATTCCACGGTATGCTCCTAACACATCGTGTGATTGAGTAAGGTCAATATTCATAAGATCACCCCCTTTCACAAGTAGTCTTTTTTATTCTCCTAGAAATTCTTTCATGCGGTCACTAATGCTTCGCTCGTCTTTGTGGTCATCTAAGTTTAACTTGAGCAAATCACTACGTGACTTAGGAGATAGTCCCAATTCAGCGCCTAGTTTAGTCAGATTTTTAACCGCTGAATCGTAAATTTGTGTCATAGGATTACGCTTGTATCCCACGAAGTCTCGACCAATTTTTTTACCGGTCTGATCTTGTAACGTTTTATAGATTGCTTGGACTTCACCGTTTTCCTGGATATGTTTATACGCATTGCGGTAAATCTCATATTGGGAAGCATATTGTTCCACAAGACCGCTATCAATGCGTTTAACTGGGGTGTTATCCTCTAAAAAAGGCACTAATCGACGCCAAACGACCTTAGCTTGCCGTCCTAAGTAAGCTGGCGGTGTGCGCATTAATTGACCATTGTTGACGTCTTTATCCGTTTTTTTCATTTTCTCTGCCTCCTTTCATTATTGGGTGACCCCCCCTACCTAAAAAATTTAAAAAAACGTTTGCGTCACAAAATGAGGGTATTGTGTGCGCTTCTCTCGGCCGTTAATGGGGGGCGGGGGTGATTTTTATTTAGCTTTTGATACATTACACCCGTTTGTTGTATTATTCCTTAGAGCGCAAATTAGACTGGTTTAAAACGTCTGGCATAACTGCTTCATATAATTCTCCGTTCTTTTTAATGGTCGTGTGTTGATAGACATATCGTACGACTTTACCAATTACTTCTAGTTCAGATTTTCCCATGAATCTGTATTTACCATAAACATTGCTCATTAATTCCGGTGCTTTGTCATTTACCAATTTAACAATATATCTAATTCCAATAGCGTTAGAATCATTAATTGTTTCGTTAAACGATGCAAATGATCTAGGGTTCATAAGGACTGCTAATATCTCGTTTGCAATAGCTTCATATTCTTCTTTAGAATGTTCCACATTCATCTCTCCTTATTCATCAATACATTGATAGCACTCACATCGGTAATCTCAGCAACTTGTCTTAGCTCGTTGCCTTGTCCAGTCCCGTAGTATCGCTGTTCCCAATCAGTCTTTCTCCTATGACACTTACTGCAGATAACAGCTAAGTTATCAACGTTAGCTTTCAGTGTTTCATCAAACTCAATCGGTACAATATGATCCGCAGTCTTAGCAGGTGTGATAACGCCTTGCACTTTACAGTAAGCACACAAATAATGGTCACGCTCTAGGACTTGTTGCCTTAGATGTGACCATTGTCTTGTACGATAGAAGTTGTATTGCTGGCGCTTAGTGTCATCGCGATTACGTGTGACCGTGTTGTACTTGTGCGTGTAATGCTTATCGTGGCTACGTGCCCAACGCTCACGGCTTGCTAGGTACTCAGCCTCGTGTTCATAGTGTTGCTTGCAATAGTGATCAGGGAAGTTAACCATGGCATGACAACCCGGCTGTCTACAGCGTCTTACTCTTGGCATAATCACCACCGCCTTTGTGTAAGTTAAAAGCGCCATGCTTCTCAGCACGACGCTCACATTTCTTCTTATCAGCCAGCCAACGTTCTAAGTCACGATAGCAGTGATTTTCTGTTGGGCTAACGTAGCCATACTCAGTGTGTTGCATGTAGCCACACTCCCAATACGATAATGAGTATCACCATATTAAGTCATCATATTAATAGTTATTATGGTAATTTTTGCCAATAGCTTTAAAAAAAAAATTTTTGCGATTCTACAAAATCAGTTAAGTCATACTTTGCCGTTTTATTATTACCCTTTTGTTGGTTTTCAATTTTTTTCAAACATTCTTGGTATTCAAACCCATTACCATTTCTTTTGAAATAGAGTTTTATAGATTCTCTTATTTCAGTAATATACCAAATTGAAATCCAACTAACATTGTCTGGATAGCTTATATAAGCAATGCTGTTAGCTTTGATTTTACTTATTGAAACTTTATCGCATGTATCTAAGTCACAATCGCTCCAGTTGCTTTTAGTTGACATAAAAGCTTTCACTGCATACATATCTTTTTTAGAGACATTATTAATTTTAATACCATTCATAATATCTCGCTCTGCATTAATATCATGATCACTTTCGGGGAGATAAATATGCTTATTTATCATTAAACTAACGGCGTCTTCCACTGACATTCCTGAATCAAATGCATCCCGAGCGGCTTCATCACGTTCCTGTTTGTATGGACAATACTCTTTGCTAACCAGAAAAAAGGGTCGTTCTTGTCTGTATTGATTTTCCTTTTCATTATTCAATTGTTTAGTCAGTAGATCTACTTGTTCTTTAGCTGCTTTTTTTGATTGGTTTCTTTCACTGCTTATTTGTAAATAAATTCCCATAATTGCAATAATGGAGCCTAAATATCCCCCCCAAAATCCTAACCAGCCATCATCTGTTCCCCCACCAAAACTTCTAAAAGTAGTCTGCATCAAAAATGCCATTATTAATGGTGTTAGTAGCAGCAAACTGATAGTGCTCAGTGAAATTGATATCCCTCTCCAATGTTCTTTAATAAATTTCATATATTATTCCTCCAAACTAACAAAAGCATAACAAAACCCCAGCATTCCTGCTAGGGCTAGTCGGAGGTAATCTTGTGGCCGGTTCATCATTCCACCACAATGCCGCCCGTGGGAATCGAACTCACGTTAACACCAGCTGGCGGCTGTTAAGCAATTTGTTTATGTTACCAATATAATCCCACGAAACCTAGAAACCCATGTAATCTACGTGTACACGTAAAATACACTTACCTCAAAACAATGGTATACAATCGCCAATTTCTGTATCGAATCTCTTTGAAAATGTCAGCTTGCGTCCCTCCCACTGATCTAAGAAATCCAGTGTTCTGTGCAGCTCAGCGGACTTATGCCGAATCCAATCGATCCCATACGGAAACTCAGGATCATCAGCGATATCTTCCAGCGTCATGCCTTCGATATAATGCATTTTTAGGAAGTCGTGCTCATAGCCATGGAATGAATCCACTAGTTCCAGTAACTCCTGTCTATCACTCTCGCAGTCGTCTAATTCAGCCTGCAAAGGTGTTAGCTGATCTAGTACGTGTGATCCACGTGATTTCGCATTAAGCCGGATATTGCGCAAGTCGCCTTCCGTCCATCGCACTTCTTCTCTTTTCACCTTCCGAATTTGCCACCGCAAGTAACGGCAACGTTCTTCTAGGTCAAGATATTCTTGCAACCACTCATATCTACTTTTATCCTTGCGTCCCAAAAACCGTCACCCCGTGATATAATTAGTTGTTGAAGAAATTAGATCAGTGAGCGTGCCAGTAATGGGACGCTTTTTTGTTATCTTTTCATGAGAAGCCAGAAATACATACCTATTACAACTGCTACTGAAAGGATCCCAACAATATCAACTAGCGCTTCCCGCATTCCCATACTTTCCCTCCTCAATGGCTTTCATACAAGCACTGCCGAAGTAAATAAGAAAAGCTGATTCTTCTTTCTCCGTCCAGCTGCCATAAATTTCCTTGACCTCATCAGGAACTCCAATATCCATTGGCTGATTAACTTCGCCTTTTGAATTCACGTCTCGCATAAACTCACCGATAATCTGCATTGGATATAAGCCAACGCCAACTGACAGAACAAATAGATAGGCCGTTACCTTTTCAAAATCCGATTTACTCGCCATCTAGTCCACTTCCAATTCGGCTTGATCCGGGTTATCTTCGTCATCAGTGTCAGTATCTAGCTCCGTCTGGTTTGGTGTGAAGGTCATAATCGAATTACCTTCCAACACTTGTGCAAAGGCGTCACGCTTACCATCGAACTGATCTGCTGGAATCCGTACCTTCAATTCGATAACTTGGCCTTTGCTGACTGTCTTTTCAGTTGAGTTTAAAACACTGCCCTTAACGGTGATACTGTTATCTTTAATTTCGCTTGTCATGATTAATTCTCTCCTTTAGCACTTGGCTAATCCTAATGTGATGATTTCCGATAATACTTCGTTCCGTTCTCTAATAGTCAGATGATTCATGGCAATACGCTCTGGCTCCGATAACTTGTGATAGTGCCGTTCGCACCACGTCAATGTGCGACCTAAATCATACTGATGTTCTTCAAAGCTACGGAGAACGAATCGCCGAAAGGCTTTTTGTCCAGCTGTCAATTGTGATTACCTCCTACAAATTCGTTGCTTCAATCCAGTCATAAAGCAAATTGGTACATACAAGTGGATGAGTAGGCTTACGCTGTTTCGTAATGCCTTGCGCTATTACTTTAAAATCATGCTTTCTAACTACAACTGCTTCTACCGGTATTCCCTGACTTAGCAAGAACAACTTGAACCGTAACTTTACGCTGCCATCAATTCCATAAACTCCAAACGAATTTTTTACGTCATAAACGTGTGCTATTTTCCCGTCCTTGTATATTACAAAATCAGGTTTATAAGATATTTGTGACGCCTTAACTTTTCCCAATTCAGTAAGTGGCGTGAGCACGTACTTAGGATGGATTGTATACCGCAATCCGCTATCCCGAACAAATCGCATATAGAAGTCGGCCTCTTTTTGGCTGTCAAACACATAACCATCCAAACGAACCTTCGTTCCTCGCTTATTCAGTGCTGTCGGCGACTTCATTGGCTGCCTCCATAGATAACGATCGCTGAAGGAAACGGTGCCGCATCTTTTGATTCACCATGCAGTTCAAATTTAAGCCGCCCACGCAAGAACTTTATTTGTGCTTTTCCGAAAATAAAATCATGCCAGTAGCTAGTATCCGTTCTTGCTGGGATAAGTAACACAATGTAACCGTCATGTTTTTTGAGACTTTCCTCATACGCTTTCTTGACCCATTTTCGTAATTCTCTACCGTATGGCGGGTTTAAGAATAGATTACCTTTAAGCTCATGCCAGGGCTTAGTAAGTGAGTTGTCTTCCTCGCTGAAAAAGTTCTCACATTTGGTATTCTCAGGACTCGCTGCTAGGTCAAAGCTAAAATAGTATTTTTCATTCAGCTTCTTAAAAAAATCATGTGGTGTTTCCCGATAATTCTTTTCTGATGATAGCAAGGCGTTATTCATTTTCTGCCTCCCGTAGCTTCTCTCGCATGCAACGTACCCACAGATAGTTCCGACCCATTCTTGTAGCCACCCATCTGATAGGTTTTCCTTCATAACGCTTAAGATCCTTCAAATCTTCGTTTGTACAATCAAACTCCGTGATAATCGGTTTGCGAGTCGCTGCCCAATGACTGCTACGATGCATTTTTTCAGCAACCTTATTTCCATTAAATCCCCGTCTAAACAGTTCTTGTGCCTCTATGGTCTCTTCCGAACCATCAGGCTGACGGTTAGCCAAGCCATTAAGCTCTTTGACGACTGACTCAGGCCAATTATCTGAGTTGCCATACTCACTCTCAGCAGCTTTGACTTTAGCCATCAGTTCAACGTTTAAAGCCATGGCAATCACCTCACTTATGCCCTTCCTCAAACTGAATCAACCGATCTAGGTAAGTTCGTGCTTTATGCAAATCTTCAACCCCATTTTTAGCTGGGTAGCGAACGATATATTTCATGACATTGCCAATCATGAATCCTTGAAAACCTTGTGTTGGCATAATTTCCGCGAAATGGTCGAATAAATCGCGGCCGTTATTCTTGTAGTAATCGGGGTGGATGTTAACCACACCGCCTTTCGGGTACTTATGCTCCATTGCTTTTCACCTCATTCTTAATTTGTCTCTGCTGTTCCTCTTCCAAAATTTCGATGTACTCCGTTTTCAGCTTTTCCAGATGAGTACAACGCGTCATGTCGCCTTCATACTTGATAAGCAGTGTGTTAACAAAATCGCTTCCGTCCTCCAGATACTTCCAGCCTTGCAGCTTTTCAGCTCTGGCGGTCTCAATTGCTAACCACACGTTTTCGACTCGAGACTCATCGGCGTGTTTCAATCCAGCCATCAAGGCAACATTATTCGGGTGTGCTGCTACAGCCACTTTCAGCAATTCTTGTTGCTTGAAGAAACCGTTAGCTTTGAGTAGATATAGCTTCACGGCCCGCGAACTTGTAAGCCCTTCTGCCGTCATGACTTCCTTGTAGTCGCTGTTGTTCATGTAACCATCAACCATCGTTATCAACGTCCAATTCCTGAAACTTCATGCCCTGACCGTTGAATTGATAAGGAATTCGCGCCAGCCAGCCTTCACGGTTCTTCTTAATCACTACATTACGAACATCGGGCACCTTAGCGTCACGTGTCAAAAACGCAACAACGTTAGAATCCTGTTCAATTGAACCTGATTCCCGTAAATCGGATAGTTGTGGCTCTTTGTCTTGCCGCTGTTCCAATCCACGATTGAGTTGCGCCAGTTCGATGATCGGCACATCATATTCGTTCGCCATCACCTTTAGCTGCCGGGTGATTTCCGATACCTGTAGGTAGCGCTCTTTAATACTTGGCACGGTAATCAGTCCGATATAGTCAACAAATGCCACATACTCATTTTTCTTGGCTTCGCTGGCATGGCGTCGAATGATCCCGGCAATTTGTCCCAGTGTTTTAGTGGTGTCGTAAATGGCTAAATTTGACCGTTTAAAGCGTTCTGCTGAATCCCTGACTATTTGTTTGATTGTCGGTGTTAACGTGCTAGCAGAGCTTCTCAGGGACGTTGACGGCACTCCTGTGTCCCATGACACAAAACGATTCAGCATTTCTCTTTTTGTCATTTCCAGTGTGAAGTAGTCAATACGAAGTTTGGGGTTACGCTTCAACATCGTGGCCGCTAGATTAACGCTGAACGCCGTCTTACCAACACCCGGTCGGGCACCGATAGTCAGTAGCATTCCGCCATAGAATCCACCGGCAAGTGTTTCATCAAGTCGCTTGTACGACTTAATTCCGGGGTCGCTAGGGTGATCTAAGTTGTAATCTAACTCGCTCACCTCCGAGTCAAAGGAACCATCATCAGTCGCACTGTCTACCGCTGCTAAGTTGTTGGTAGCAGCAATCAGCGCCATTAGGTTATCTTCAAACGGCGCTTCATGATATACCGCCATGGCTCGCTGTACTTCCTGTTTACCGTATAGTCGGTGCAAGTCGCGCACCAGTTCCGGCAAATTAGCATCAGTGATAGCCGTACCCCTAAGCTCAATCAATTCCTTGTACGTCATCGAAAATTGATTGGATAACACCTTCGCCTTGCCATAGACCGTCATTAGCGACGTGTCTTCAGCCTGCTGCATGGCTTCAAACAAGGTGCGGTAGTTACCGTCAACAAACCACTCACTGTTGGCGTTGACCAGTTCAATGTTCTTCGGCTCTTTTAACAGTGCAGCCACTATAGCCGCTTCAATCTCTCTATTCGTTGCTCTCACCTTCCTTGGCATATTGCTTCTCTAACTGTGCCATGTAGTCGGCTTGGCGCGCGGAACCTTCTTCTGGGGTCAAGACCGGTGGTTCAGAGGTGTCTTGCCGTTGTTGCTTACTTGCCGCCGCTCTGGCTTCGTTGGTGTAGTCGTCAAAGTGTTCTGCTGAAAATAAAGTTTTTGGTCTTAGATACTGTTGCATGTCTGGATTGTCTTTCCACTCCAACGACTTGTAGTGGATCACCATTCCAAAATCATGTTCTGTAAAACCTTCCGCTATTCGTGCATGGATCATTCTACGCGTTTTGTCGGTGGTGTGATACTTGTGCCCAGTTTCCGAATTTAGATAGTCAACAATCTTTTTGTAGTCGACAGCTGGTTCCTTCGACTTATCTTTTTTCTTGTCATTCTTATCATTCTTGTTAGTGGTTGTCCGCTGGTTGTCGCTTGGTTGTTCGTTGGTTGTTTCGCTGGTTGTCTCATTTTCTTTAACTTGAAAAGATCCCCAGTTAACAACGTTTATAAGGGTATTAGTGTTGGTTGTCTCGCTGGTTATAAAACCAAGTTTGGTAAACCGCCGCATTGCACCACGTACAGCTTGGCGAGTTATCCCACGACCGCTTTTTTTGGCCAAACTGTCCGCTGATGTAATAAACTGACCGGGCTTAACTACAAACGGTTTCCCCTTCCATTCCCACTTGTTTTCGGAATGATTAGCAAGTAACAATATTGCAATTAAAATTGATCGCTGATTTGACGTTGACAATAGCCAAATTGGTTTATCCAACAACTCGCGGTAGAGTTTTACCCATCCCTGCATTTTCTACCGCCTCGCAATCTAGAATGGAACATCGTCGTCAGAGATGTCTACGCCACCACCGTTACCGGTGAAAGGATCGGTTGGCCCGGCCGTTGGCGCACCGTTACCCATGTTCGCCGGAATTGAGTTAGCAGCTGTATCAATGGCTTTATTGCTCTTGATGATTGGCTTTTCTGCCATAGGCTTGTGTAGTGATGGCTTGAAGGAACGAACACTAGGCCGTAACACACCCTTGTTGTCTTCTTCCATAGTGACCACTGCAATGAACGGCTTGCCTAACATCTCTTCCGCCCAATTGCTAGGAGTGCCGAAGTCGTGGCCGTTTTCATACATTTCAGTGGCTTTAGTCAGCGCGTTAAACCGCCATTGTGCCTTGGGAGTAGCCACAAAGTTATCGTACTGGATCAGCGCACCCTTAGCTGGCTGGTCAACGTCTGTGCGAACACGATAGTTCAACACTTCCATTTCGTTACGTGTCCGTTGAGTTAGCTTGTCTGCAAAGCTGGTTGCATAAACTTCATATTCTCCCGGCTTAGTGATTTGTTCATTACCTACATTTTTTTCGTCGTATCCAAATGACATATTAGTTAGCTCCCTTTTCGTTTGTGGTTGGTTTTGCGTCTTCATTCTGCTGCGTTGCTCGTTCCTTATCAGTCGTGGCCTTTAGTTCGACATACAACTTTTTGAGGCTGTCTACTGGCCAGTTCTCTAACGGTGGTCGCCCGGTCGTGACACGTTCAAGCTGAAGTTTGGCTGCATTGCTTCCCTTAACCAAGTCAGTAATGGCACCTAACGCTTTTTTGGATCGCTCTTTTTCTTGTGCACGAACATCCACACCTTTTTCGGCCCAATCATAAATCTTGTGTCCGACCTCGCGTGACAGTGGTTCGGGGTGCGTGAAGATTGAAGAGTTATCCTTGGTTGGTTGTGCAACGTGGTTTTCGTAAACCTGAAAGGCGATCGCAAACTCATATTCCAGTGAGTCTTTTTGCTCGATTTTTAGGCCAACCTTTTCAACTTGTGCTTTACCGTTGTCGTCCGTAGTGACTTCCACACCTTGCTTGCTACGCGCTGTCGCGATGACGTGGACGTCTTGATCGGTGAGCAGTTTGAGAAAATTGCGCTGTTCCGGGGCCACGTCCTTCCAGCCACCAATACCGCGGCTATTGCTGCTATCAACCTGCTGTAGCACACCACCCTCACCACTCCACGCGTTTGAGATACCGTCAATAACGACAACCTGACAGCCATACTGCTTAAGGCTGGCAAACGCGTCTAGGTAGTGTGCTGAATCAAATGGCGCCTCTAAGTCAACCTTGGGGAACTCTCCGATACGCACACCATCGTGTTCTGTGTCTACGTAGAGATTGGTTCGTTTGTGTTCGGTGTCAATGACGCCTACTTTGTCCCACTGCTCTTCGCTGGTTGCGTCTGGGTACATCCCTTCCATCATTCCCTTAGCAATCAGCAGTGATCCTAGGGTCTTACCTGATCCACTGGCACCCATCACTAGGATTGGCACCTTGATTTTTTGACGCTTAGCTTTAACGATTCGTGCCATTGCTATCCCTCCTTGCTAATCATTTCGACCGTGATCCCCAGCTGTTTGATACCAGCCCACGCTTGCGTGAGTTGCTTGTGCGTGCCTGTCAGCTTAATGGTGATGGTCTGTGGGACAACCTCACCTGTGTTGGTGTCCACAGTCTCACTGCCGCGTTTCACTTGGTGAGTGGCCGCTACTGCCTTGGCAGCTTCATCAGCCAAACGCTTCTTTTCTGCTGCCGCTTTAGCCAAGGAATCCCGGCGGTCGGCCGCCTGATTGATCTTCTGCAAGATGTCATCAACCTTGAAGCCTTGTCCTAGCATGGCAACCCAGCCGCTTGACTCAATCTCCATCTGATCGGCGTAGGTGCGCACGGTCTGGATATCGGTAGCACGCTGGTCACGATCCTTGCGCAATTGCGTCATGGCTTCGGCAATCTGCTCCAACAGCTTTTTGTGGCTGAGTGACTTAAGCAGCCATCCTGGTTGCACTTCAATGTCGGTCACGGAGACCCCGTAGTTAGGCGCCATCTCTGCGATTTCAGCCTTGACCGAGTCATACCGTGCTTGACGCTCTTGTGTCTCAACTTCTTCAATCTTGCTATCAAGCGGATCAAGAAGATTTTTGACTTTATCGCCTAGTCCTTTCATGAGATCGTCGAAGTCAGCCATAGGCTTTTTGTACTGGCGATCCGTCTCTAGCCGTTTATCGTTGATAGATTTAGCAATCTTATTGATGTTGGCCCGCATTTTCTTCGTGTCGGCCACATTGTCCGATGTCACCACGAAGTCTTGACCATACTTAGTGACTACCCCGTTTACAGCCATTTCAAGCTGTTCTAGGTTGTTAATAACGATAGGGGTAGGATTGACTTCGATATTCGGTTCAAATGCTACAAGCTCGTTTTCAGCCATTTACGGGCACCCCCTCCAATTTAGCTAGCCTCTGTTTGAGGTCGTCTTGCGTACTAAAAGCGTCTCGTAGCGTCTTAGCGTCGCAAACAGCTGTATGCTTTATCTGCAATTCAATCAGCCACAACTCTGTCTTTAAAATAATTTTAGCCATTGAAAAATGCTCCGTTTCCGTCTACTCTTGTGATAGACAATTTTTGATAAGGAATTGTTGTTTTCGCTCGCTAGCGCTGCCCTGCTAACGGGCTTTTTTCGTGCATTCACTAATTGAAACTCGGTACGTTTCAGATTATTTTCTGTTGTCTGACTTAGCTCGATGCTTCTCACCACCCTTCAATGCTTGACGTTCATACATGATTCTTAGCAAGTCGCCAAGCCCGAAGACTAGCGTGAAAATGATTACTGCTACCATGGCAGCTCTTCCCAATGCTTATCTAACCAAGCTGCCATAGTGCTTGCCTTAAACAGCCAAGGTGAACCATTACCCTTCGATTCCCGAATTTCATTGTGGTTAATCATGGATTGAATATCCTTGCTGTAGCGCGGATTGTACAAGATATTGTCCTTAACCCAGACTGCTTGTTTGTGGCCTAACCAGTCACGCAAGTCATTCATTGTCCACGTCCGACCTACCACCGACTGTGAACGCAAGTCGCTTAGTTCATCTGAACTGACTAGCTCAAAACTGTCAGGGACTTGAATAGCAACTTTTGCCTCAATTGTCTGTCCCATATCATCACTCCTTACTCAAACAGATGGTCGTGATACACACCGATAATGATTCCAACTAGGAGACAACCGATTAAACGTAAGGCAATTAACATAAGCTATTCACCAACTTAGAGATATCAAATTTATATTTATCATCAGCCAAACTAATCAGTTCAATACCTTGCCCTTCCAAGGCGTCCAACATTTCATTCGATAGTTTGTAACGAAAATTAAATGAGAGTTTGGTCTCACCACGTGATGCTGCTGATTTAACTTCTGCTCCAAAACGAATGTTGTCATAGTCCATCATTCCTTTTTTCGCGTTTGCTGCTACTTCTTGTGCAAAATATTCCGGATTCATATGGGTTCCTTCTTTCAATAATTTTTAAGGTATACTTGAGTTATTCCAATTAATCGAGGTGATAAATATGACAAACACATACGTACTTCCTGAATCTCATTGGAACGTAACCTTCTTGGATAAAACCGATGCCGATATTTCCTATCATGAATCAGTATGTCGGTTGTTAGATTTATTAACTGTAAATATCAGTAATGCATTCCGCCTTACTGATGTACCCATCGGTAAAATAACAAACGATCCTTCTAGGAAGTTTCCGATAAAAGTTGCCGGAGAAAATGCAATCATCTTGGCTGCTTCTTCAGGATGCTACTGGGGACAATATGCTTTCCAATATGCTCACGAGCTGTGCCATTACTTAGTCGATTCGAAATGGCCACCTATGCGCGATGAGTGGTTTGAAGAAGTCATCTGTGAATGCTCTTCACGATATTGGCTAAATTGGTTATCTGAGAGCACTTTTGATCCATCGTTTTCTGAAAGCTTCAAACACTATGAAGTCCAACGAACTTTTGACACCAACTCGTTTAACTTTAAAGATTTACAAAATGAAGATTCTCAAATTTTGACTTATTTCCGAGAACATCATGAAGATCGTCCACATTTCAACTTTTTAGCTAATCAAATTATGCCGATCATCAATGACGATCCAGAAATTTGGTCAGAAATGATTCTTCTTAGAACTATTTCAGATAACTTCACCTTCATGGAAAATCTGAACAGCCTTGTATCCCAATCGCTCAAACATAAAAAATCATTTAAACGTATCGTTGCCCTGTTTCTTTGATACATTGGGGTGCCCTAAAGGGCCTTTTGGACCCGGATCATCGCATCCCACATATCGCATTCTGAAGGCTTCAGTGTTACTTGCGATAACACTGAGGTCTTTTTCTATTGCCCATAAGACGTTAATCAGTTTCTTCATGTTTTTTCCTCCTTATGCTGTATGCTCGCCAAGATGCAAATACAAGTCACTCATACCCAGCAAATCGCAAGCACTGTACAAAGCTTCTCGATTTGCTTCTTGCAGGTCTTCAAAAGATGGTTCGTGTCCATCAATCTTCATATTTTCACGTGGTGACTCGTTGTACGAAATCAAGAACTCCATCGCTTCCCGAACACTATCAAATTCCATATTGGTTCCTCCTTAGTATTCTTCGTTCCAAACTTGATACCGGATGGCAAATTCTTTAACGATTGCTGTGTAAATCTCAATCAGCTTCTTGTCATGAGCAATCACATCAACCTTTGTTGTATTCTTGCGCTGAGTTTTTGAAGTCCCTTCCTCAGCCATTCGACGTCTCAAGTTGGTTAGTCGTGTCTTGAGCGATACCCCACCTCGCCGGTCTACCTCATCGTAGATGTCGTTGCGAGCCATTTTGTATGATTCACCGGTGTTACCTTGTTGACGGGCAATCTTACTGATTAGATGTGAGGTATCGTTTCGCCAATCCATGGTAGACGTGGCTACAATCTCACTAACACCATCAATTTTGTTTTCGAGGCGGTGCTGATTGCGTTCGTTAGCTGCTAACTTATCTACAACACCCTGCATGAATTGAAGCTCAGGTGATAGACCAGAAGTGTTTAAATGTGATTTAGGATTGAAATAGTTCTCTTCAAGTTGGTCAAACATATCCCAAGCTTGGTTGGTTCCCAACATTTTAGAATGTCGACTTGCTCCTCGTTTTGTCCACAAATTAATTGCTCCAGCATGTTCGTTAACCAATCCCGTTTTTCGGGTTTGGTTCTTGAAGGCCTTTAGTTGGTCGCCTTCTAAATGAAAGTAATGTGTACCCTCGACAAACTTGGTACGGTTAGCATTAAAATTGTCAGTAATGCGTCGTGACGTTGTCCCATAAAAATCTGCTAATTGTTCAGTAGTTAAAATCAATTCGTTATTAAACTTAACTTGTTTCAGTTCGTTCATGAATAATCCTCCTTAGATTCCAAGAATTTTAGCCATTTGAAAACGAATCCGTTGTGACTTTGGTTCGTTCCCTCCTTTAACTGCTCGATTAACTTGCGATGGTGCCACTTTTTCGTCCTGAGTAGTAAGCAACGCTGCCATGGCTTTTTGAGATAATCCATGACGTTTTAGGGCGGCTGTATACTTCAATTCAATTTCCAACGCGGCGTCGTCAATTGCTTGTTCTACCAATTTTCTCGCTCCTTTTGTGTAATTTATTCATCAAGTTATTGCATTTTTTATCCAAAGTGATAAAATAAGTGCATACGAAATAAGCTATAAAATTCCTATACTTCAACCGTTCCTCGCCAAAGTTACGTTATGAAGCTGTTGGTTTTTTGTTGCTTAATTACTTGATGAATCTATAATAATCCGTTTAGATAAAATAATCAACATATTTTTATCTGATAAGATAATTTTTTTCATCTCTAAACAGGAGAATCCTATAATGACAGTGTTTGAGAGGATAAAAGAATCTGCAAAAAATCTTGGTTGGAACATTCAAACGGTAGCTAAAAAATCAGGAATGGGTGTTAACAGCATCTATAAATGGAAAAGCCAAACCCCTAACCTTGAAAAATTAACGCAAGTTGCAAAAACACTAGGTGTTTCCGTTGATTATCTTTTAACAGGGGAAAAGTCAAATTCTGCGAAAAATGATGTTCAAAAAGTCAACATAGAAAAGCTTCTTGATGGAACCGCTATGTTGACTGACCGTGATGGTGAACTAACCGATGCAGACCGTGCCGCCCTTCGTGCACTTATCTCCACATACCTACAATCCACTGAAGGCCGTGAACGGCTTAAGAAGTACAGTAATATGGAACTCGACGATAATGGTGGAAACGGGGACGATTAATATATGCTATTTGACACTTTAGATGGAGCAATTGCTGATATTGACTCCTTGCAAGATTACAATTTGGATCATCTGATTAAGCATTATGGAATCAGTTTCCAATATTCTTCCAATTTGCCAAATCGCGTATATGGGTTCTCTCTCCCTTACACCAACACTATGTTCATCAATGCAAATACTGAGTATCCAGAACGAATTAAGGCTCACGAATTAATTCACTGTTTAGTTGACGATTCGGCTAACCCACTTATTGAAAGCACCTATGTTAGCAATACAAAGATTGAAGGACGTGCAGATCGTGGCGGATTTTATCTAATGATAATGGATTATCTTAACCTAACTGGTATAGAACCATCCCAATTTAATATTTTAAAATTTTGTGAACAATACCACGTACCTGAAAAATACGTTTATACCGCAGGACTTGTGGCTAATCAAGTTCTAGATATTTCGCTTGATGACGATGATTTCATTGCAAATTAGTTTACGTCCAAACACTGATCGACGATAAAAGCTGTACATATTCCAGGGAGGATATATTTATGAAAAAGATTGGATTAGTTTTGGGATTAGTCATTCCAATTATGATTGCACTTCCAGTTGATGCGAAAAACGCAAGGCGTATTTCAGTAAAGACCGCATCTTCCATTCCTACGAGTGCACACAGTCTAAGCGGTAGAGCAACAAAAAAGTCACATATTAAGTTGGTAGTTGGAAAACATGTGCTGGGGAAAACTAACGCTAACAGTCTTGGAAAATTTAAGATTAAGTTGAAACATCGTCTGAGCTTAAATAAGAAATACTATCTAATTGCTTCCAAAAAAGGCTATAAACAAAGCAAAGTTCTGATTTCTTTATATAAGGTCGAAAAAAACAAAAATGTAAAAAACGCCACTTCAAATATTAAAATTCCTTCGCCAACTACTTCCAGTTCAAACGGCGCATCAAAACCAAACACGCCAAAATATGTTACTAGTCCTGGGGGGAAAGTAACTGAATCGGCATCCGCACCATTTGAAAATGGTTTGCCACATAGTGATGGTGATGTTTGGTATGTTACATCTGGGAGTACAGTTACAGCTATGTACAAGTATTCTAATGGATCGTGGAATCTAATACTTTCTGATTCTACTTCGGCACCAGCTACTGCTGATTCCGGTTCTAGTAAACCCATCATTAATAAAAATCAAAGCAAAATAGACGATATTAATACTAAGATTTTAAATATAAAACAGCAAATTAATTCCATGTCCCCCAATGTTCAGGCACTTACATTCAATACGGGCAACTCTATTGATAGCTTAAAAGAAGATGACTATTCTCTTGTTTCTGAAATAGCCGAGTACAGGAGATCACAGGATCGTGATGCCTTTATGATAGTTAACCATGATACTTCCCTGCTTCAGAGAAATAGAAGAACTATATCCGATTATGAAGATGCAGTGTCTGCCGCTAATGGTGACGTGCAGGGATACATTGCAAAGTATCATCAGCTGGAAGCCAATTTAAGCATACTAAATAATCAGCTTTCGGCTTTAAAATAACAAAAAAGCGCACCCCGTCTCCGCCAAGATAATGGGTGCGCTAAACATATATCGAGTAAAGCCCTAAGACTTTTACTCGTTCATTTTAACCGAGAAAGGAACGATGTTCAATGGCAAGTATTAGTAAACGTGGAAAAATGTGGCAAGTCAGAGTCAGCTTTAAGGACGCCAGTGGTGCCTTTAGAACAAAGAATAAAAGCGGATTTAAAACAAAGCGTGAAGCCGAAGCCTATGCAAATCAAGCAGAAGTTGATCGCAATTCTGGCACGCTAGTTGTTGAAAAATTTTCCGATTTTCCTGATTATTTTTGGAAATGGTTTGAAACCTACAAGCAAGGAACTGTACGTGAAAGAACTGAACTCACTTATACACAGGCCCACAACGTATTGAAAGAATATTTTTCTGGCGTCTCTATTGCTGACATTGACCGTGAAAAGTACCAGCTTTTTATTAAAAAATACGGTAAAAATCACGCAAAGTCTACTGTATCTAAAATGAACTCATTATTTCATGCCTGTGTAAAAGACGCACTTTATGATGGCGCAATAAAAAGAGATTTTATCACAAATATCGCGATCAACTACAATAAAAGCAGGAGTCGCAAGGTTCAGTATCTCAGCGTAGCCCAACTAGAACAACTTCTGAATTACTTGCTTAAAACTCGTAATCCACACTTTACCTCTAAATACATGATTATAACCGCCCTAGTAACCGGGCTACGTCCGGGTGAGATTCAAGGATTGAGGTGGCAAGACATTAATGCTAACTTCAATACGATTACTGTTACCCAATCATGGAATGAGACGAACAAGGACTTTCAAGAGCTTAAAAATGAGTCATCCCACCGAACAATCAGAGTTAACAATTGGCTTTTAGACCTACTAGATGAGTTGCCTAAAAACGATAAGCTAAATAGAATATTTGTTAACCAATACAAAACTATTCCCACCTCATCAGCTATAAACAAAACCTTGCGGGACTCACTTAAAGCGAATGAAATTGACTTAGCCGGATTCCATTTTCACTCTTGTCGACACACTCACGTTGCTTATCTTCTATCCGAGGGAAACGATCTGTATGCCATATCTAAACGTCTAGGCCACAGCGACATTACCATTACAGCGAAAGTTTATGCTTATTTAATTGATGAGTATAAGGCAAAAACGGATAATCAAATTGTTACCTCTTTAGATTCACTGCTCAATAATCCCCAGCCCAATGGCAGCGAAGCCAATTCGTAG